ATCACTGTGCAAGTCAGAAAGACTGTCTCGAAGCCATCGATCTTCGCGAGTATGGACTCGAAGACAATCCAGAAATTCTCGTGGGTGCAGAGAGTTTCAAGATCGGAGCGTTGCTCTCCGATGATCTCACCGCTGAAGGTTGGGATTATCTAGAGGACATGCTGAACGAAAACCCACGTACTCCATACCAGGAAGCACTCCACACTTTCTGGCATGAGACGTTCGAAAAGTAGAAAGGAGGAAATATGGCAGCAAGTCTCCGTTTCGTAGATACGACCACCTTCCCTGAAGGTGCGACGAAACTTCGGTACGAGATCCATTTAATTACCGAAGATGATGAGATCCCCGTTATCGAAGTAAACGTCGATGAAGATCGACAACAGGTTGAGCTAACGGTACTCGACACTTTCCGCGTCCCAACGATCTATCTCTAAAACAAGAAAGGAGGAAACAACCATAGACGTTTACGAAACATACATTCGGACTGCTCATGGAGCTACGTACCATCCTGAGAACATTCGCGAAGGAATCGCACAGTTCCTCAGCGATGATGGCTACCGCATCTCCTTCAACATCGACGGCGTAGTCATCACTCTCAGACGCGGAGTGAACGTGGACGACGACATGACATACGTCGATCAGTTCACAAACTCCGAGAGTGTAGGTTGCGCTGTCACCATCCGTGGACACGAGGAGTGGAAATGAAACACCCTAGCCTGCTAGCACAAGATGCTCTCGAAGACGCGGCACAGGATTTCAATGCAACTACCGCAGCCAACACGCGCGAAACTGCAGCAGTTTACGCGATGCTCGCAATCGCCGAAGGTTTGGAATCCGTCGCGACTGCAATCGACAACCTCAAGAAAGACTTCATCTCAGTGGAGGTACTCGACTGATGACCGAAGAAGAGTCCTACATGACAGACGATGAAGCGCTACAACTTCTACGGTTGCTTTGGCGCTACGTTCGCTACGCGGGCGATCAACCACCCGACGATATCAAGATTTCTGCACTTACAGCCGATCTTGCAATGTCCATGGAACCCACAACCGATGAAGCAGACTATCTCCGATGGCTGATTGAGGAGGCGGTGAGATAACAGTGACCAAAAAAGAGTCATACAACAAAGAGGAGCGTGTCTATGCTCCTGAGTCTCTAGAAGATCTGAACATTCCCGATCACATCGAGTCAGAGTTCGGTATCCTAGACACTGCACAAGTCAATCATATTGCGAGTCACATCCGTGATTATCTCTACTGTTTTCTTGGGGGAGGTGACAATCTCTATAGAATCGGAAACGTGGTTCATGCAACTCGCGAAGGTGGAAGAAGCCATCTCATAATCACGGTAGCGGAGGTCGAACACGAATGACCGAAGAAGAACTGATTGCGAAAGCAAGAAAGGCATTTCCCCTTGAATGCATCGAAGATTATCTCCAACACTCAGATGGAGATAACCTCGTTCTCGCAGCCTGCGAAGCGTTCTATATGGACGGCTCTCAGGACGACATATCCGGCGATATGGAAGCCCCGATGGGACATTTCTATCGAGTGGATCGCTGGATCGTCTTTACCGACTATCAAGGTTTCCGCTTTCTCGAAACCTTCAATACCGAGGAACAGGCAATCGAAGCATTCCAGAATCTCGACAAAGAATACGGAGATTGGATCAGTAACGATGAGTGATTACTTCGCAATCGGAAACGATGAACTGGCCGACATGCCTCCCTTGAAGATCGGAGAGGCAATACTTTGCCCTCACTGTGGAGATGCACACATAGTCGAAGGTGGAAAGAGTGAAGACGGAAAAGAAACCGATCTTCTCCTTTTCTACAAGTGCGGCGAGAAAGCGTATCTCGCAGGAGTTAGCGGAACGAACGTAATGTCGAGGTTTCTCAAATGACCCAAGAGCAGCGAATCCTTCGAGACTACCTCGACGACATCGGCTGGTCACCACAGTTTGAATCAATAGACGGTGAGTACGAATGGAAACGTGCTGCGTTTGAATGGATGAANGANGCGACCGCTCGAATTGAACGTCTAGAATATCAGCTTCGAAACACCTCTCAGTACGCCGAATCTCTCGAAGCCAGACTAATCGAAAAGGAGGTGCTCTGATCTAATGGAACCATCTAAGAAGTCACCTCAGATCGAACAGTTTCTCGAAAAGAACTTTGGCCGTACAACAGCGATTACGACAAATACATGTGTTTCTTCTCCTATCGGGTGTGGAAAGCCGATCACACCATTTCGTGACGCTCTTTCAGAGAAGGAGTACAAAATCTCTGGTCTTTGCCAGAACTGCCAAGACGAAATCTTCGGGGTCTAAATGAAACCGGGGGATATCGTCAAATCTACCGATCCATGGGACAACACACTGTTGTTTGAAATCATCTCAATCTCAGACATTGGGGTGGTTGAGTGTAAGATCATCAAAACTCGTGAAGTCGTCTGGCGACACATCTCGCGACTCTATCTCGCATAAAGAAGGTGAACAGACAACGTGGCTATCGCAAAAGCATTCGTAATCCTTGAACTCGATTACGACACCGATCTTGCAAGCGGCCCTGAATCATGGGAATGGCACGCGCTACTCGATCTTTCTTCCGATGAGAAGGTAGCCGTGAATGTCTTCCCATCCGAATCCGATATGTTTCAGGCTCTCTACGAACGCGGAATGGATAAGGGTATCTACTAGCTTTGAAGATCCTCCACATAACCTGTGGGGGTTCTTGAAATCTAGCGGCCCGTCGAAAGGAGGTGAGAAAACATGGCACGCGGCGTAAAAGGCAGCGGTTATGCTCTCGAAACAGTGCGCACGTTTGGTGGGCATAGGTTCGTCCTGAAATTCCGTTGGGATACTCGACTAGGCGATATCTTTCTCGACGGAAAGATCGTGGACTGTATGCAGGTTCACGATTACGACTGGACAACCGGAACGCTGACCCCGAGTACGCGCAAGCAGATTGCACTTTCTTTCGAGGAATGGCTCCTCGAATACGGACAGTCCTACATCGACGAATGGCAGTACCTCTGAGAAAGGAGGTAAAACGTTGGCACAGAATCTCTTCGCAATCGTTCTCAAGAAACCAATAGCCGGTGAGTCATGGGAATCGACTCCGCGATTCGCTACGTTTATTGAGTTCTATTGGGCTGAGAACTCCGAACATGCAATTGAGCAATCGCAGAACGCTCATCCAGAATCGGAATATCTCTGTCTTGCGCGTGTTCCCTACGTCCATGAAAGGAGGTGAGACAATATGGCACGTTTCTACGCCGAGATCCAAGGTAATCGCGGAATGACCGCTCGACAGGGTTCTCAAGATTCTGGTATTTGGGGCCACATTCGCGGCTGGAATGTCGGAATCCGCATCGAAGGATACGTAGACGAAGATGGTACGGATTATTTCCGCGTCTATAGAACTTCCGGATCTAATGGTGGTGCAAGCGATATTCTCATCGCAATCGTTCGAGCAGATCGAATCACGCACATCTAAGAACAGAAGGGAAAACATGGATAAGACGAAGGAAATCGTTGCATCCATGCTTGTCGAGAATACCGGCAGACACATTCTCGATTCCGGTGGCGCATACGGTAGACATTGGGAGCGAGCACAAACTGCTCTCAAAGAGTCTCCTTATGCAAGCGCCGTCGAGATGTTTGATGCTCAACCTGCCGTAACGTGGGATTATGGCCCGACGATCAACGTCTACCATTTTCTCACGGCTGCACTCGAATACAACGAACAACTCGACCGAGCATGGGAGAAATGGGTTTATTCAGGCCCAGAGGATCGCTACATCAACGGCTGCGCAACTGCAGACGAGTTCATTGAGCGACTCGTCAAGAAAGGTTGGGCAACTGAACCTCGCGAAATCTGGTACGGAAGTGGGTGGGTGAATACCTACAACAACGAAGACGCACTTTCCCAAGTCATTCAGTACGTGATGTTCCAACTCACGTATAAGTGTCCATGGAACGACGGAAGCGATGATGTTGTGTTGCTCTCTATTCATGGAGGTGCCGACGTTCGCGGTGGCTATACCGAACTGCGGGCGTTTAATCACTATACCGACGATTCTCCGTCTCTTTGGGACAATGCGAGAATCGAACTCTACTGCAACAACGTCGAAGATCATCGCCAAGTCAATAAGCGTCAACTGAACTATGAAGGAAAAGAGGAACCGCCTGACTACGAATTCTACTATCGCGCATACTCCGAAGATGCAGGCTACTCATGGAACGTGGATGAAGATCATGAGTTGCTTCCTGTTTCAAACCCGGACAACTCTGAACTCATCCCAAAGTGTCCGCTCTGCAACAACGATCTCGAAGTAGGAGCGATGGGACTGTGAGACACGAGGTAATTCTTTGAAACATAATCCGACCCAGGGAGACAATGAATGACAAATCTTGATAAACTCCGTGATGAGGCATCTAATTGGCTCGAAACTGCTCCAATTGGACTCCCATTTCGATCTTGTTGGGAATGTAATGGAGCGCACGAATATCTGCGAGATGCAGACTATCCATTCGCCTGCTTCGCATGCGGTAGGTATCTCTACAAAGGTCAAGACATCACGATCTACGAGGAAGGTGACGAATGACCAAGAAGGATGGTGACAAGCTTCGTAAGATGAAGACCGATCTCTACGACATGGCAGATCAGTATGAGCGCGGTTCTCTTACGCAGTCGGACATGCGCAAAATTGCTGCCGCAATCGATGCTGCCCTACGGGGTCGTAAGTTTTCCGTGACTGGCACAAACATCTCCGAAGCCCATAGAAAGGAGCGAGATGCCACTCGAAACTCAAGTCCTGCGTAAAGGCGAACCTCTCAAGATTTGGGATCTTGGACACAATGGCTACTGGCCGCTGAATTGCATGTACACAGCGGCGATCAAGGATTCGGTGCCCGATCGCAGAGGATTGATCGCGGGAGACGACGAGAAGACGTTCGGACACCTAGCCGAAGGTGAGTGCGTCGATTTCTCTATGTCTTCGATCTACTACCTCAATATCCCTGGTTGCCCGCTCGTTGAGAAAGGGGTGCAGACTCTTAAGAATCGCTATGAATTCCACGCCGACGACGACGTAATCATCTTCGAGCCCGGCGATGTTCTCCAAGCATGGAGGTCACACAAGTCATGAGTGACGATCTTGATAGTCCCGAGTTGCAAGAAAAGCTCGCTAAGCTAGGTGTGACACTTCTCAGGTTTCCGCCTCCAACTGGCGACGAGAAATTGAAGCTGGAAGGATGGCGAGAAGGGATTGAGAAGTACGGTCAAGAATTGTGGCGCATCTATCACTGGATCATTTCGGTGCAAGATGGCAAAACACACGGAATCTATCGTCTTCGTTACTGGTTAGAGCAGTTTAACATTCCTGACAACACAAACGGTGAGCATTGGGAGAACTTCTAGTGAGAGACACCTATCTTGTCTCTGATATCCAAGCATGGAGGTCACACAAGTCATGAGTGACGATCTCATAATTGTTCATCGGAAGGATCTGCTCGACCTTCTCGACTACGTTCAGGAAGATGAAGAGAGGGACGTTTCTATGAATCCTGACGATTCTAACCACCACATTATCTATACAATCCGCCGACTCCGAGAAGAAGCATCGACGGAAGATTCATGGCCGATCCTCCCATGAGGGATACGTATATCGTCTCTGATATCCATGGAGACTACGAAGCATTGGTAAAAGTGCTCCTCGATGCAGACTTGTTGGTCGATAAGCCCGGTCGAGGACTCGTAAAGCGTCGAGATGCATTCGTTTGTCAGATCGGCGATCTCGCAAATTGCGTTTATAACTCAGTCCAAGACGATCTCAAGTGCCTAAACCTTGTAGCTAGTGGACTTATCGACATGATGCTCGTAGGAAACCATGAGATTCCATACTTTGATCCAAACAATACATTCTCTGGTTTTCATCACAGCTATGTGGTTTCTCAGACCTTATGGGAACTTTATGTGAAAGAGAAGATTCAACCCTGTCTTTTGATCGGAGATACGCTTGTAACCCATGCTGGCATCACTCGAAGTCAGCTAGGCGAGACAACCGCTAAAAGCGTAGCTGATAAGCTCGAAGAACTCTGGCGCGGAAAGCACTTCTCGCATCACTGGTTCTCGGACTGTGGACGTGCCCGATGGGGAAATGCAGAGACAGGAGGTGTTCTCTGGTGCGATTTCGATGATGAGTTTGAGCCGACCGACTTCCCACAAATTGTCGGCCACACTCCGCAAGGTCTGCATATTAAAGGCAACGCACTCTGTATTGATTCTGCTGTAAAGAACGGCGGAACCCCAACGATCCTAAAGGTAGGAGGATAGAATGGCACTCAAATTCAGGCCATCGAAAAACGATTCAGAAGAGGTGCAGTTGCTATTCGAGTTGCACAAAATACTGAACAACAATGGAGCACATTGGATCAAGGGCCATTTTAGGAAAAAGCGGAATGGTGAAATCTGCCGCTGCCTGATAGGTGGTGTGAATGACGTTACTAAAGGCACAGGTAAGCGTAAAGCAGTCCTAATACTACTTAATATGGGACTGCCTACACCGTACAAATACAATTTGCAGTCTGGAGCATCGAGAGACTTCGAAGACGCATGCATTAGTTACAACGATGTTTCTTACAGCACTTGGAAAGACATCGAGAACGTGATTCGAAACGCCATCAAGGTCGGGAGATCACACAAGTCATGAGATATCCAGATCCCGAAATGGAAGCGATGTTTCAAGAACATCAAGCATGGCTTGGTTTCTGTCACGAGTTGAATGAACTTGGCATCGATATCAATATAGCGCAACGACTCCATGCGGCCGTAACTCTCTGGGGTGAGACGCTCTCGATTCTTCGGTACGATCAGAAAGATGATGTTCGAGCCTCTGCCTTCAAAGAAGCTGCAGATCGCGCAATGAGAGTTCTAATGCCATGAGAGTCCTTTGCAAGTTGGGATTTCACAGCTTTGAAGTGCTACCGGATGACAAGAAAGACCTGTTATGGTTCGAATATGGAAGGTGCCGCCGATGTAAAAAGGAAGGCTTCCGACTAAGGAATGATATAGGGATAACGACAATTCTTCTAGAAGAGGAGAACGATGAACACCCTAGTTGAAGAGTTCGAGCACGATGGTCTGAAATGCGAGATCCATTGGGAAGATTCTTCCTTTTGCGATCCGCGGTATGCCGACAATCTCGGAGTAATGTACTGCTGGCATCCTGACTACGTTCTCGGCGATGAGCAGTTCACACGCGACGACCATGACTCGATGGAAGATGTGTACAATTTTCTCAAATTCGAACGGCAGGCAATTTGCATCCTTCCGCTCACGATCTACGATCACTCAGGGGTCACGATGTTCGTCGGTGGGAAGCATGACTATCCCTTCGACTCCGCAGGGTGGGATACTACTCACACCGGCTACATCTATACAACCGAGGAGCGTGTCCAGCAACTCTGTGGCGAAGATCCCGAGTATCGTGAGCTTCGATGGTTGGAGGAGCAACTCCGTCAGGAAGTGAAAGTCTATGCAACCTGGCTCGAAGGCGAAGTCTACTGGTGGCAAGTCCTCGATACTGATGGCGAAACTCTCGACTCCTGTGGAGGCTACGTCGGAGAAATCGATTACGTGAGAGAGGAGGCGAAGTCTTCAGCCGAATACTACCGCAAGGAAATCCTCGTCAATCAAGAACCTAACTTTCCGGAAGGACTAAAATGCTGAAAGATCGGCATGCTCTTAATGAGCAGGAAAGAATGCTGTTACAAGGCGTAGCAAATGGTCTGAGCTATGATGAGATCTCTCAAGAAATGAACTATGCTGTTGAAACCTTGAAGGGTTACATGCGCGAAATTCTTTTAAAGCTCAATGCTAGGAATCGGACGCAAGCAGTTGCCATTGCGATTCGAGAGGGGATTATCGAATGAACCTTAGAGAGTTAGTCGTCAACGAGTTGAACGTGGAAGTTCTCGATGGTAATAAGGTAACCCTCGATGATCTGGAGCAATTCGTCTTGCATCTCTTTGATGAAGGGAACTGTTATCACGTTGATCGTGTATTTGTAGAACAAGTCGATCCAGAACCATGGGCACCAATCTTCGTTGATCTGTTCAGAGGAGAACGAATATGAATTCTGCTCACCAATACGAGATAGCCCTTGTTTCGGGAAGAACGATCTGCATTCGGAGGGAATCGCTAGAGAACGTCAGTCTCATAACGGACAAAGGAGGTATCGTTATTAATTGGAAAGTTGAAAAGGTCAGGACGATCATCCCCTGGACTTCGGTACTAAGATTCGACAGAAGGTGGTGGTAAAAGTGAGTGACAGCGCCATCAGCGAGGTTACTACCTACGACGACGGAAAGTTTGAGCGGACGGCAATCATTATTGAGGAGGGAGGTGTAAGTTTCGATCTCCTCGATAAGTTTGGAAATCGCGTTGCCCAAATCAACGCATTCTCCTATTTCTCAGAGCATGATCCCAAGCGCCTCGATCATGTGATCATCGATGTAATCGATATCGACAAGAGATTCGGAGATAATTGCGCTCTTACCTTCACAGATGGAATGCGTAAGTATCTCGAAGCATCGAATCTCGTAAGCGTCGATCTCAAAAGGAAGGTTACGTCGTGATTGCCTGCGCATACTGCGGCCAATTGCAGGGCATCGAAGAGTACGACGACCTCCTCTGGGATCTCTATAACCGTCTCGACGATGGCGGCAAAAGGTTCATCGAGCCGCTTGTCTACACACAGAGCGACTTCGAAGACATGGGCTATCACAGCATGTACGACATGGACGAAGACGATATCGACGCCGTAAAGCTCTCGATGGAGAAGAACATGAAGGAGCGTGGTCTTTGTCCCGAATGTGGTCGCCCCGATCTTCGCGGCTACACCGAGAAAGACTTTCTCTCCGAAGAAGATGCCCGCGAGATCGCAGACATGTACGCCGAAATGCAAGCCGAGCGCAGAATGGGTGCATAATGCCAATCCGTAAAGATGTAAAGGAGGTAATCGATCTCGTTACCAACCTTGGTCTTGAACCTGTTATAGAATCAGGTTCAGGACACTACAAAGTTCGCGATCCCAAAACGCAGGCGTTCCTATTTGGAATAAGTTCAACACCATCCGATCCCAATTGGCGTTGGATGATCATGCGCCATCTTCGACGCTTGGGATATTTGCGTGACGCACGATTCACAAAATCGCGAACGGGAAGGAGGACAAAGCAGGAGAAGAAGCGACGTGCAAAACCGGCTATTGATCTAGCCGCTTTGAAAGCAGCGCAAGTTGCGGCAGAAGCAGCCGGTGAGCGCATTCCAACTCTCGATGATCTCGAAGATTCGACGGAATTCTTCACTCGGATCAGAGGGAAAAACAGAGAATTCTCAGAAGAAGCACAGGAGGAGATGATCAGCATCATGGCCGCAACAGCGGACGCACCAAGAGTCAGATACGTCAGGCAACGTTTGGAGAAGTTGCTCGATACTCGCTCCTCTGAGTTGGAGGAGAAAGCACGCAAGAGGTTTGAAGCAGAAGGCAGGAAGATTACCATTCCTGCAGGGAGGGGCGCTCGCGCTGAATTCGTGCGCATTGCAATCAACGAGGTGGCTTCTAAGCGCGGAATCCGCGCATGGAAATCCGAGGCATCTGGTCAGCAGACCCTTACAAACTTTCTAGGCGATGCGAAGGGGAGCATTCAGGTCTGGGCCGCTGATCTTCTCGAAGCGACCATGGATCACATCGATGGTCTGAAGTGGAACGAGATCGACGAGTCTCGCAAGAAGGCAGTCACTCCTGCACCTGAGACTGCATTCCAGTCCAAGATCGAACCCGAATCTGAGCCTGAGCCTGCACCCGCTACAATTCCCTGGCAAGAGGAAGTCTACGTCGAAGTGCCAAGGGAACCGGACATTCGTACCCGCTATGCTGAAGCTCTGCTCGACATCCTCAAGTCCGAAGGTTCTCAGACCAGCGCAGAGATCCTCAATCGTCTCGACAAGCTGGCAGGTATCTCATGAAATTTCTCGTCACCTACAGTAAGAACGGAACGAGATCTGTCCTTGTCGAAGCCGCAAACCATGAGCAAGCGCTAAGATCCCTATTAAAGAGATCGAACTATGTAGTAGCGGTTGAAGATTTAGACTTCCCTTTCAAAGTTTCGGCACTGACCGCTGAGAGAATATTCAAGGTATCCGGAGGTGAGCTTCTCATCGAAGATATTACGAAAGGTGGTGGGTAGTTTTGGAGATTGATCCGTTTGCAGACGAGAACGAACCCGAAACCAAGCTATATGCACATGTCCATCTGGTACGCCTTCCTCGCAATCGATGGGTTGACGTAGAGCACAAACGGGGTTATCTCCCTTGGCTTTATGTCTCTGTGGCACTAGATGGGCTTGTCCACGTAGAAGAGTACAGTCAGTGGGAGGGTAAGAAAGTTGGCAATATCCCTCACAATGAAAGGAGAGAGATCTACGAATATCTGCGAGAGTGGGAACTAATTGCGCTACGAAAGATCGGCCCTGACGACCGTGAGTGGTTCGCAACCAAGAAGCTATCTTCCGAACTAGGAATCGAGTGATAGATGTATACTCCCGATTATTCTGTTAGTGCAGCACAGAGCACGGTTCGCGCCACAGTTTCACGTGCTCTAGCGAAGGCACTTATTACAGGGATTCACAATGCTGAGCAAGAGGAGCATTCTCTTACGGAGCTTCAGCAAATCGATCTAGCCACCATGCACATCATGGCCTACGATGAAGCCATCGAAGCATGTGAGGTAATTGCTGTGGAAGCAGAAGTCCTTGAGAGGGCGAAGGAACTTGATCTTCTTCCTCCTACGTCAAACTCATAAAGGAGCTACTAGAGCCATGAAGTACAAGAACAGAGACGATCTCGTTTCGAATCTTCGAGAGCTGGCAGATTTCCTGGAAGCACATGGACTCGAACTTCCCTCCGATGTGTATATGGCGTCGTCGTACAACTTCCTCTACGATGACCATGGCGAGTATCGACACAATCGTTCCGCTCGTGAGAAGGCCCGTTCAATTACAAAGGTTCTCGCAAGAGGAGGAATCGTTGAAAAGAAATTCGAAGGAGGATATCTCGAACTTCGTCGCAAGTTCGGAACGATTGTTCTCGAATTCAATCTCTCCCGCGAGAAGGTCTGCGAGCGCAAGACCGTCGGCTACGAGGATGTTCCTGAAAAGACAACTCCTGCATACAAGCGAGAGATCGTGGAATGGATCTGCACAGATCCGATTTTGAGGGAGGCATCGTGATCTATCATTGGGAAGGCTGGTTCGATGGTCGTTCGGACTGTGTACCTCCCGAGCCTGGGAAATATTGGATTGAGATTCTGGATCAAGATCACAACGAGATCTGCATCATTGTTCATCGAACCTTCCGAGAGCGAGATCTCGACAATGCAGATCCAGAAGTCCTCTGGAAAGAAAAGACAGCACAAATCATCGTAGAAGCACTGAATTGGAAAGAAAGAGAGGAGGCGTCATGACAACCTCTGTGCTTGCATACATGGAAGATTTCGAACTTGAAGTCCTTCACCACTCAGTTGCACAAGAAATCGATCGGAGAGGAGGTCATGTGGATTCGTATGCGGCTCCGCACGTTTGGAATCTCGTAGCAAAGGTACTGCGTGAACATCATGATTCAGGGCCACTCTTCTCAGAGAGAGAGATAAAGGCACAAGTGATGGTAGCTCGTAGACAGATCGAGGACGTTGCCCTTGCATTTGCTAAAAGATTCTCTCAGGATGAAGGTTTCGACCCGATCTCCTGGCTTGACAAATGCAGTTCAAATCCAGAACTCTATCCGCTCTCGGAGCTTTGGGAGGAGGAAGAATGAACGTACTTTACACTGTTCGCACCGTAGGACAACTTTCGGCAGGTACCAGGATCGAGATTGGCGAGATGGATGCTGACACAGGTATGTGCCAGGGTTTCATTTGGATGGCCGATCCTAAGTCTAAATCTAAGCGCCCTATTATGAAAGAGGTTGTTGTTCATCGGGATGATCTTATTCTGCGACGGAAGGATCGGCCACCCCGTGAAAAGAGGAACTAAACATCACAAATGGGAAGAATGGCAGTCGAGGCTTGGAACGAGAACATTCAATCCTTTGGAAGTCATCGACATGCAGAAAGCAATTCGAAAACGGAAGACGTTTGTTGATGTTCAAGGTCGAAGATTTCTTCTCAGGTACTATACAAAGCAGGGAGAGGATAAGGTATTCTTTCGACCTGATGGTGATCTGCTAACTCCCTGCGGTCATCTTGACATAAGGAGGTTTCTGGAATTGGAGGTGGAAGTGAATGGCGAGACGCAGACAGAAAGGAAAAGGTAAGAAGAGGAAAAGAAGCTGGCACCGATCCAAACGATCTTCTAGAATCTTCTACCGACTCCTCTCTCAACTACAGGAGAAAGACAAGGATGACGATCCATCCTAGCCAGGTGCTCGATCTTCAGATGGATACCCACAAATGGTATTCATCGATCGATGGAATAGTCCAGCTAACCACCCAACTAATTTCAGAGATGGGCCTACATGATACTCTTGAGAAATACTTCGACATATATCCTGAAGCTAAGACTGTAACCGATCTCTACATTTCGGGAGCAAAGGAAGCAATATCCCACCTATACAGAGGTGATGCCTGTTTTGTAACTCGCGATATCTTGCAGATTGCGATGCAGGCTGCAGAGGATCTACCAGACGGTGTAGAGTTTCAAGAGAAAGATCTTCTTTGCCCTTATGGATTTCTCCTCTTAGAAGATGGAATCATCGTGAAGGATAAGCAAGGAGACGACTTTCTAATCTCTGGATTCGCATGGGGATTGGAGAGAAGTTCGGCTCTTCTTGGAAGAGAATGTGTCGAGCTTTGGTTCTTAACCGATTCTCACGACCAGCGCGATGCCGTAGTAAAGGAGGTCGTACAGAGCGATGAGTATAGTGATTCCTTCTTCAAGTCTCCTATACATATCAATCACTACTTTCCGCTCGAACTTGGTAAACCTCTGGACTATCCTTGGAAGCATACTGAAGGATCCATCTATCCTGCAGTAAAGTTGTTTGTTGCGCTGAATCTTCTCTCTCATCAGACCCTTGCAATTTCGAAGCCTGACAAGCCCCCCAGAGCTTCCATTAGAAGGGCAGGGCGATGGAAGCCCGACCCTGGTTACATCACCGTTATAACCCTTCGGCATACCCGTAAACCAACCGAAACCATAGGGGAGGTTAAAGTCCATTGGTCACACAGATGGGTAGTCGGTGGGCACTGGCGTCGTCAGTGGTACCCTAAAATTCAAACCCACCGCTGGAAGTACATCACCGAGTACATTAAAGGCCCAGAGGACAAACCACTCGTTGTCCGCAAAAAGCGACTCTTCAACTTCAGGAGGTGAATTGATGGAAGCTGACGAGTTCTATAAGCTGGCTGTTGATCGTAACTTTCCAGATCAGATGCTCTTCCAGCTTGCTGTAGCCCATCCGAAGCCTGGAAGGACATTCTCAAAGGGAGCGGTAGCCGGTATAGCTTCCAACTTCCATGACTTCGTAATGGCAAGAATTTTTGGAACGTGGGAACGAACCCGCGTACCTCCCTTGGAGATGGAGATCGAGGTAAAAATTCATTGGAAACAGCGGAATGCCGAGCAGAGCGAGTTCCCATTCTTTACAGGGGACGATACAGGTGGACTCGAACTCCTAGATGGTAAGCATCGTATTCGATGGAACGAGGAGGAATAATTGGCTCTAAAGAAGATATCCCATGCTAAGGCTGATGCACTTCTAAAGCAGCCTCAGCCCAAGACTCGAAAGAAAAAGAAGATCGAGAGAACCCACCGTGTTTGGTTCCATAATCTGCCACAAATTATGGGGCAGTGTTCAAATCCAGACTGCATAGATCCTCGCAATCTATCGCAAGTGCATGTAGCAGAAGTAGATGGGCATTTGATGTGCCGCTTCTGTTTTGTTGCTGGATGGAAAGACGATGGCGATGCAGACTAGAATCAGTAGCATCCTTGCTGCCCACATAACTTCCGTCTATCATGCAATGGAGGAGAAAGCCGACGATAACAGTGTCTATACAGGGTCGCGTGCTGAGCTAGTCCGCTCCCTGGGCATCTCTAGCACCTTCTACGCTCCGATCTTCCGCGCCTTGGAGCAGGGTGGTTTCTGCGCTCTGATGGACAGGGGTGGCCGGTCGAAGCCGTCGAAGGTGTTGCTCATCCAGGAGCCAACAACGGATCTGCTGATCGACTTGACAATCAACGCAAGTGAGCCTATACTCTCTCTGATGAATCGCCTCGATGTAATCGACCGGAGCCTGGGAGGTATGAATGTCATAGCAGCTATGGAGCAGATTGATAGCAGACTCTCAATACTAGAGTCCAAGTTGGAGGATTTCAATGGCAAAGCGCCAGCGCCAACGACGACCCGCAGCACCCGTCCTAGAAAGTCCAAGTAGTACCACTACCACAGGAGGCATCAAGAAGATGACAAGTCTTTCCCTCAAGCCAGCAAGCGTCGAACAGCTTTCCAAGACTCGTGGGGGTCGCGGTCATGGCGAGTACGACCAGACCGTTATCGAGTTCTACGGGATGGACGAGTACGGCGTCGAGGTCGAGTTTGCGGATATCAAGCCCGATTCGGTCAAGGCTTCGCTGAAGAACGCTCTTAAGCGTGCAATCGAGGCCGAAACGATTCCGAAGGATACCGTCGAGGTTCGTGGTTTCGACAACGCAGTCTATCTCGTTCGGAGCGATCTCGCTCCCACCGACGAGTCGTAAGTTCTCGTACCTTGAAGGTCGTGGGGAATCCCCACGGCCTTGAGGGTATGGTGACAACAGTGAGAGAATACAAGGGAGTTGTTCCGACCACTGATGGTCGGTTCCGCGCCAGAATCTTCGAGCGCGATCTAGGAGTCTACGACTCTCCCGAAGAGGCTGCTCTTGTTTACGACCTTACGGCCGATGCAACTCTTGGCAAGTTTGCCGAGCCTGTCCTAAACTTTCCAGACATCCAGGAGGAGTTGTCAGGCCAGGCAACGGCTTGACTTCCGTCCTCGAAGCTGATAGGCTCGCTCCTGCAAGCCGGTGCGCAGCGTAGGGATACTTCCCCGTCACGAAGAAACGCCTTACGCAATCTGTCCTCGGTTTGCAGTTCGTTTGCACCTTGAAATCCTTGAAGTTTCGAAGCGACTTGGGTCTAAGGCTCCATGCTGCGCTCTACTGACCGGATGACGCAAGGTGGAGTGAGCATATGTATAGACAAAGACATGCTTCCACAAGTCGCTTCGAATCGTTGTGCTGGTGCGTAGGAATGGGTTACTTCTCATGCGGAGAGAGAGGTCGCTGGTTCGAATCCAGCTATGCACAATGCGAAGCACCGGCTTTGCGTGCATATAGCTCAGTGGTAGAGCGCTACGTACACCTTTTCCGTTCTGTTCTCAGCACAACTACTTCTTTCGTAGCGATGCGATGTTTGAGGGTTACTTCTATGGCAGAGGCCATATAGCTCAAAGAATAGAGCAGCCACCTCGTTAGGGTGGAAGGTGAAGAGTAACATCGACCTTCGACAACTTGTTCTCGCTACGACTTAAAGAATTGGAGCGCGTATGGTGTGCAGGGAGATCCTGCAACATCCTTCCGCCAATAGGCCGAGGCGAGTCGAAACAAAGCGCTCCAATCATGCTTTGACAGGGCAGCAACGTAGCGGTGCGCAGATGTGGGTTACTTCTGGAGAAAGCAGGGGCACAAACCCCTGTGAACAGGTTCAAACCCTGGCAGTAGAGAAATCTATTGCAAATGTCACCTTCATCGCTTGGTTCTCGCTACGATATTTTCGGAGGTCTTTGTTTAGCAGAGCCTTCGGTAGCGAAGGTTGGCCCCACAGGTAACGAGGGGTGTCAAGACTTCCAAAGTGATGCCGGTGCGTAGAAGTGGGATACTTCGTACATTGGTTCGAATCCAATACATGTGCTGCGGTGCATGTTGGCAGAGTGGCTTAATGCTACGGGAATGCAAAAGTTCCCAATACGGGAAATGCCTACTTCGCCTGGTTCTCGGCATCAATTTCAAAAGAATTGGACTCCGACGGGAGTTCATAGGGGTGTGACGGAACAACGCTAGCTTGACGGCGTAACGTACTACCGGGCCAGGCATGGCTGTCCGAATGGGGCAAACGGTAGGTTCCGGGGTTATTGATTACTATGTGGTAGTCAAGCCCCTGGTTGCGGGTAACCCAGAATCCCGCCATCCCACTAAATTTTTCAGTCAGGTGCGTAGATGCGGGATACTTCGCTTACCACACACCAAGCGGGCCGGTATAGCCGGTTCATGTGCCTTCATCGTCTTGTTCTCTGACTGATAAAAAGCACTTAAGGTTCCCCCTACACAGGAGGGTAGCAATGCCTAAGTTCTCGGGACAGAAGACGCATCCAAACGTCTCTAGTCCGATGCGCACCACCGAGGTACGTGGCACCACGTACGAAGGTGGCGAAGGTTTCGGTCGTGATGCAAAGACCGAACTCTTCTTGCTTGCAGTTTCGAACCTCGTTCGCGAGGATACTTTCTATGAGGATGCAAAGGATCGCGACAAGCGCTTCAAGGATCTCGCACATACGGTAACTCAGGAAGATCCTTCCTGGGTTCGCGACTTCATTCCCTATCTGCGCAACACCATGCAAATGCGAAGCGCTAGCATCGTGCTAGCTTCGCACTATGTGCATGCCAAGGGTGAGAAGTCTCGTTCCGTTGTGGACTCTGCAATGTCTCGTGCAGATGAGCCTGCCGAGATCCTTGCATATTGGGCGCAGGAGTACGGCAAGAACTTTCCACAGCCGTTGAAGCGTGGAGTTGCTGATGCAGTTTTGCGGCTTTACAACGAGCGCTCCGCTCTGAAGTACGATGGTCAGTCTCGTGCCTGGCGTATGGGCGATGTCATCGACCTTGTGCATCCGAAGCCCGAAACTGCAGAGCAGTCGGCACTCTTCAAGTACCTGCTCGACTCTCGACACAAGCGGGAATTTACAGATTCGCACGAACTTCCACTCATTACAGGCTGGCAGTTCGCTAATGAGATTGCTGTTGGGGAACGCAGGGAGTACATGCGACAACATGGTCTTCCAAAGGCGATGACCTGGGAATCGCTTTCGGGTTGGTTGCAAGGGCCGATGGATGCAGAAGCGTGGGAATATGTAATCCCGCAGATGGGTTACATGGCGCTCTTGCGGAATCTTCGAAACTTCGAAGACGCCGGTGTATCGCGAGACGACCTCAAGGTGATTCAGGCCAAGCTTGCCGACCCCGAAGAGGTTGCGAAGTCTCGCCAGTTCCCCATCCGTTTCTACTCGGCATGGAAGGCTACCGATTCGCTGACCTTTGGGACGACTCTAGAAGAGGCTCTTGATCTCTCGGTGAAGAACATTCCAACCCTTGAGGGACGAACCTTGATCCTCGTGGATTGCTCCGGATCGATGTATTCTGCCCCTTCACGTCGATCTTCCATCGCCATGTGGGAGATTGCAGCCGTCTTCGGATCGGCTCTTGCACTTCGCAACCCCGGTTCCACACTTGTCGGATATGACACCACCTCTAAGGTGATCATCCCCGCCCGTTCGGTTCTTCAAACGGTTGACAAGTTCAAGACCGGCTTCGGTGGAGGAACAAATACCTGGCAAGCTGCGAGTGAGCACTTCGATAACCATGATCGGATCATCATCCTTACAGATGAGCAGGCACATCCGAACTATGGATATCGCGGCTCGGTCAAGACTTATGGTAAGCCGATCTATACTTTCAATCTCGTTGGTTATTCACTTGCTCACGACCAGCAGGGAGAACAAGGAAGCTACGTGTTTGGCGGTCTGACTGATGCAGGTTTCGAACTTCTCAAGGCTATTGATGAGCTACAGCGCGGGCGCTGGCCCTGGGAGGCTTGACAGAAGTAGAGAGGGAGAGTAAGGTCACGAGCGATAGGCCGTGGATTCCCCTCCTCGACCTCTCCCCAGGCAGAAGGGCACAGGAGTGATCTTGTGCCCTTTTGTCGTTTTTGAAAGCTAGTAAGGAGGCGTATGGTTTGCGCAAGCTTCTAGCGGTACTAAGTGCCGCCATTCTACTCCTCGTACCGGGTTCGACCGGGGTAGCAATGGCCGCGACAAACGCAGGAGAAGCCCAAGCAAAGCCCGAAACATGTAGATCAGCAGAAAAAGCGATAGTTTACTATCGCAGTAAAGTCTGGAAGTATCAGACACAACTCGGGGAGGCTCCAAGCCCGACCTACTATCCCGAAAGAAAGAAGAACGCTTGTGCCTACAAGCGGTGGGTCGCAAAGAACTGGCAAGGCATAGCCCGTGAGTATCGAAAAGAAATCAAAGAGAGATTCACTCTCCGTGATTTTAGGGCAGTACCAGAAAATCATGCATGGCATCAAGCCGTAGATGAAGCACAAAAAGCCTATCCAGGAACTAAAGACTGGCTCCTATCTTGTTCTGCTACAGAAGGTGGATGGGGAAGGTGGGTTCCTAACTCCGATGGCTATCCGCCTGGCGGATGGATGCAGATGTACCATTCTACTTGGAGCACGATGTGGTATGGATGGTACGGAAATGCAGGAGCCTTTAAGCACTTGCTGATGAGAGGCTTCCGAATTCCACAGTCTGCCCACTCCTGGTACTCTCCATTGGGACAAGCACTCGCTTCAGCCCATGGAAAGCTGAACGGACGCGGTGGCGAGTGGCATGGAAGCGGATGTTGATAGATGGAATTCTGTCCGTCTTGTGGAGAAGAAGTTGAGTCTCTTGAAGACGGCACAGGCTGGTGCTCAGAATGTTCGGGAACAATCAAAACGGCCTGCATAGCCTGTGGAAATCCCTACAAACGGGATCAACCCCATCGAAGGCTCTGTAGAACATGTCGAGAGGAACGGTGGCTAGCTCGTAACGCTGATGCACTCGAAGCCGAGCTAGCCACCGGCCTCTCTATCACTCAAGCCAAAAAAGAAGTCTACCAAATAAACAAACCAGTTTGCCTTTCCTGTGGATCGTCAATCCCTAATGGACGGCCTAACTCGACCCATTTCTGCACACAGAATCCAGAGTGTCGAAAATGGAGGAGACGCTATCGAACACTAAGAGAAGGCTATGCTCGTAAAGGAGTCCAAGATCCGAGAAAGAAAGCGCTTGCAATGATAAGCGCGGAACTCTTTATACTTGGAAAGAAAGGCCAAGATAGAAATGAGTCTAACTTTAGTACGGCCACAAAGATTCGAAGTACAACCATGGCAGGAAGATGATCTCAACTATCTTGCACCACTCGATTACAGTGCAAACTGGTCAAGCATGGGAGTCTACAAAACCTCCACAGGTTTGTGGCTGGCTGATCGAAAGACAGAGGCTCCTGCTAACGTTCTGATTGTCTCGACCAAATCAGGGAAATCGGTCTACTATGATGCGATCCCCCGTTGCGGTCTTGACTGGACGGCATTCACGGTAGGAACTCGTAAAGCCGATCTCGTAGCTCTACCTACGAGTCAGCTAATCGGGATTGATCTTGATGATTTCGTTCATAACCTTAAGTTCCGTACCACCAATGACAAAGTAGCTGTACTCGCCCACTATAACTGCTTTACCAACTCAAGTCCCATGCGTGAGATCCTCGAAGGGATCGAATGGGACTTCACCCTTCTGGATGAAGCTCATCGGATCAAGAACCGAAAGGCGCAATGGACGAAGAATCTCAAGAAGCTGAAGTCCGTGTACCGTCATGTCATGACGGGAACGGGCTTTGTTAACGATCCCTCAGAGATTTGGAGTCTCTTCAACTTTCTGGCTCCCCATGTTTGGCGTTCGTATTGGGCATTTCGACGAACCATGTGTCTAGAGGAGCAGTGGTCGGGATTCAATCGAGTTATTGGTCTGAAGCCTGAAGCGGTTGAGATCTTCCGCCGCCAACGGCGTGAGCTTGGCCCTCGTAGAACGATGCAGGAAGTCCATGCTCACATCAAGGAACCGATCTATACAAACATAGAAGTCGATCTCAATCCTACGCAACGCCGTATGTATAACGAGATTCTACGAGAACTTCGCATGCTCGATCAGAACGACGTGGCAATCTCCTCTCCTAACATCCTCTCGCAACTCTCAAGGCTGCGACAGATCTCCGTGGCTACCCCTGAGTTCGTAGAGGACTACTACGATGAGAAAGAGGAGCGACGGGTTCAAGTAGTCAAGCTCGTCGAGCCTTCTTCGAAGCTCGATGCTGTAATGGAGCTTCTTGAGGGTCTTGAATGGGACGAAGAGAATCGTCAGCAAGTTGTAATCTTCTCGAATTTTAGAGATCCTCTCGAACTTCTGAAGGTTCGTCTCAACAAGGCGAAGATCCCCTTCATCCACATGGAGGAGAAGGACAGCGAGCAAGTCCGCTTCCATAAGTGGAGAGAACTCTTTCCTACCAAGCAGCATCAGGTGTTCCTCTCGACCATCGATCTAGGTGGAGAGAGCATTACTCTCTCCTGCGCTCAATATTGCATCTTCCTCGATCGCTCTTGGTCACCAGCGAAAAACGCTCAAGCAGTTTCTCGCCTCTGGCGTCCAGGGCAGGAAGGAGTGGTTGAGGTAATCTACATCAATGCTCGAAAGACTATCGACAACCGAATCTTCAAGCTCAACGAACTCAAGCGAGGTTGGTTCAATGCCATCTTCGATGAATAGATACTCAGCGACAACTAGAGCCTACTTCATTACAGGCATCACAATCCTGGTTCTTATCGGCTTGTTCCTCCTACTCATTGGCTTCCTGATCGGAGCGTGGCTCTCGTGACCTATGATTCTCGTGCTGATACCTACGAGCATATCGACAAGGTACGCACCTATATGAATCGAGCTATTTGCAATCTTCTACAACGGGCAGCAGTTCACGATCGCTCCAAACTTTCAGGTATCGAGAAGGAAGCATTCGACGCGGTTACTCCTAGACTTGCCGAAACCGAGTACGGGAGTGACGAATATCGAGCTACTCTTCGAGAAATCAAGCCCGCGATTCAAGAACACTACAAGTGGAATACCCATCATCCTGAGCACTATCGCAATGGAGTCGCGGATATGACTCTACTCGATCTTATCGAGATGCTATGCGACTGGAAGGCAGCGAGCGAGCGTGTTAAAGATGGCAACCTCAAAGGGTCTATGGATTACAACCAAGAACGATTTGGATATTCCGATGAGCTGGCCTCTATACTTGACAGAACCCTATTTGATCTAGGACTGTACTAATGGGCAAGAAGGCGAACGAGAAACGAAAGGCAATCTTCGAAGAGCTAGAAGCAGAAGGCAAGATCAAGCCGTATAAACCTCCTAAACCCTCTGCCTACAAAGATGTAAGACGTGCAGAGACTGAACGCAAGCGTAGTCGAAAGCCACGTTGCTGCATTGATAAATACAAAGACCAGCTACCCACTGGATTTATCCCCTGTGTGGGTTGCCCTGGGCCTACCCAGGAGGCGTTGTCAGATCAGGCAACCTTTGAGCGGATCGACTCCAAGTATTTAGCCCGCTTAGTTACTTAGCTTGGCGATCTGCGAGCCGGTTGACCCACTCCCGTCCAGGTGCTAGGCTCAGAGCCTCGACTCCGGTGTGGTGGCCGTCTGCGAGCGGAGGCCATACAGGGACAAGAGGCGACGTGGCAGGGGAGGGCCGGACACGAAAACTAGCGGCCCCCATAATCGCCTCGAAAGCTGCATACAGCAGCAAGTGTCAAAGCAAGACACTGAAAGGATCGAAAGATGGAGTCGGAGCAGGAAACCTTTGTAGAGCACGAAGGCTCTGAGTTTGGAGCAGGCATCGTTGTTTGCCTTGCCAAGTTTTCGGAGCATCTCGATAATCACTGGATCGAACGCTTTCAAACCGCCCTCTGGTGGATAAAAGCCGACGAGTCTGAGCGTGAGGAGAACAGACTCCATGCGCTTGGCTTTCCACAAGGTGATTCTGCTTTGCGACTAATGCATGTTCACAGCGTCTTCCTCTTTCCAGAAAAGAATCATGAACGAGCACTTTTGGATGCCCTACGAATCTGGGCAAATGGAGCGAGCGATCATTTCTACGATCTTGATCGGGAAAAGGCCCCACAAGAGCTTATTGATCTCGGGGATTACATGCTCGAACTTGGTCATGGCTCCGGCCTTCTCGGTAAATGGCCGCATAGTGCCGAGCTAACTTGGAAGCAGATTCTAGAGATGTGGGAAGCAGCATGTCTCGCTGTAGATCGCATGATCGGCGTCGAACCCGATTGGGGCGCATGGTGAGCAATGCCGAGTCCGAATATAACCGCGGAGTAAGTGATACGCTTTTAGCACTTCGGAATCGGGGTCGTGCTTTTCGGGAACGGGAAGGTATAGCCCGTGAGAATGACGAATACGACCCTTTTGGGGAGATCTCTAAGTGGCTTGAATTCAAGCCTGATCGAGAAGGATGGGCTGAGATAGCTCGCCACCTTCAGAATTTCTGCTGCGAAGTAAGCCTCTGGCTTGATGAAGACGAAGCCTTTGAGGGTCATGAAGAGATGGGCAGTCTGTTTGCTTCTGCAAACCGCGCCCTATCTACGGCATCTTATATCGGCCATCACCCTGAAGATAGCGCGATAGAGGTCTTGAAACTATACAAAGAGGGCTTAGGGAAATGAACAACCCTAGCGATGATTTGCTCCGTAACGAACTACGTGATCTCTATGAACTAGGTGTTGAGCAATTAGAGATTCTAACCATGCGTCATATCTATGCTTGGGCAGCACATGAGGGTTGGAGTGCAAGCAGGGTTCTGAGTTATCTAGAGAAGATTTATTTGGATGAAGCTGCAGTTGGAAATCCATCCGGATGGAAACGATAGAGTTTCCTGAAGATCGGCCGACGGTTCCAGCATCCTGGGAGAGCCGTTGCACTATTTGTGACGAGAAGATCTTTGAGGGTGATCCGATTACTCTTGTAGATGGCGAATGGGTGCATGCCGAATGTGCAAAGGATTATGATGAATCATCCTGATACAAGTACGTGGCCCGACTCTGCTTATGAGGGCTTTGGAAAAGCATGGCTGAGTTATGCTCCTCCGACTCGTCCTGAGCAAGAGGCTACAGTCCGCGCTTACATTGTGCATGCTCCACAAGGAAACCAATTCTGGCCTTGGTATCTTATTGCATCAATCCATCTTCGAGAGATCGAAGGTACAGAGTCTCCTCATAAACGTTTTCCAGAAGCTTCGCATGAGTTCATGATTGCAGCGGTCAATCCTGACGATTATGGCAAGCTTCATCCTGGAGGGCTTTCTGAAGTATCATTTCTTACCCCAATAGATTTGGTACATCAGGTTGGAGATCTCGACGACGATCAGGCTGCAAAGATCTGCGATTCCATAGTACGTGCAATCGTTGTCGGTGGAGACAGTCCTGATCAGGACTTTCGTTCTTACTGGATACGCTCGATTGATTCTACGGCCCATCATTTTAGGACAGGCGTACATTGAATGTCGCCTTAACAATTATGGAATGCGGAGAATGCGGAGCGTACCGCGAGGCTGAGGAGATCATTGTGAACTTCGGGATCTGCAACGACTGTTTCGAGATGCGCTGTCCCTGTCATGAAGGAAACCCACAGGCTTGTCCACTTCATAGGTATCCTGATGTTCAATTGGAGAAACGTTGACTGTTCTAGTTAGTCCCCCTGCAGTGCCTTCGAAGTACGATATAATCCCGATTCATGCTTCGGATATTTCGAGTTTTCGTAGGTGCCGACGCTATTGGTCGTGGTCGAGTCCGACTCGTTCGAATCTTCGTAGGCGGGTGGAACTATACGGCATCTATATCCCCTTCTGGTTTGGTAATGGGATTCACTACGCGCTTGAGAAGTTCTACGATCCTGTTCTCAAGCGCGATCCTGTTGAGACTTTCCAGTCTTGGTTTGCTCTCCAATGGGAAGGCGGTCAGATCTGGGAAGACGAGGTTGAACTCTCATATGATCTCAACCCCGTTGTGCTAGGAGGAGAGTTAGGTATAGGAAATCTCAAAGGCCGAGGGATAGAGTATCAAGTCCGTGGGCTACGCGATTTGCTGCCTTCACCTGATGAGGAAGAATTCCTAGGATATCGCGATCTTGGCGTCGGCATGATGTCCTTCTACAAGGACTACGCTGAACGCGAAGACGATTTTGAATGCATTGCTGCCGAAAGTCAGTTTTCAATTCCTCTAGGCTTCGAGGCTGTAGATCAGCGAGAACAGTCTCTAAATTACAACAAGAAGCTTGAGGTTCATCTTCGTGGTAAACGCGATGCAATTCTCTACTTTCCTGATCGTAAAGATCCTGCAAGGCAGCATGTGGTACATGACTACAAAACTGCCTCAGTCATTGGAGAGGATTATTTTCTCAAATTGGAAAATGATCCTCAAGCATCTACGTATGTGTTTGCTTCGGTACGGGAAGCTGAACTAAACGATCTTCCTTGGA